GCGCCGTGATTGGAGAACGGCGCGCCTTTCCTGTTACCCGCTCCTAGCGTTTCCCCGGCTCTCGCTCCGGACGGTGCTCGGGTCGATGTTCCGGGCGCTCCGTCGGTCGTTCCGCCGGGCGATGCTCAGGGTGCTCTGGGGACTGTTCCGGCCGCCGCTCTGGCGTGTGCTCGGGGCGTCCAGCGGGCTGCCGTGTGCCGGGAACGTGCGGTGGCGCATGTTCTGGCGCATGCTCGGGCGCATGCTCGGGCGCGTGCTCGGGACTGTGACCGGGCGGGTGCTCATGCACATGCTCCGGCCGGTGGTCCTGTTTCTCGCGGGATTTGTGGTCCGGGTGATACTCCGGGTTCTGGTTCACGCCTTCCATGTCAGTTCCTTTCTCGTGATGAGTGTTGAAAATTCTGTGCCAGGGTGCTACATCCCTCCTCTCAGTTGGTTTCGGTTCGGGGTCGAGCCAGTCCACTAGGACGGCTCTTTGTCTGCATGCATCAGTGCCACGATCTCAGTGCGGTTTGCTGCCTGGCGCGCGTCGTACGCCGCCTGTTCCTCGACTGTCATCAAGCGGAAGAGCTCCGGTTCGCTGTCGATAATCTCCTGGCAGATTTGGCGCGTGGCCTCGGCGTAGGTCAGGGTCATGACGTGATACCCCCTGTCAGATATGCAGCGAGTCGTCCCCGCTGCCATTGGCGTTCAGCGCCCCAGGCAGCGTCCCCGGCAGCGTTCCCGGCAGCGTCCCAGGCAGCGTCCCAGGCAGCGTTCCCGGCAGCGTCCCAGGCAGCGTCCCAGGCAGCGTCCCCGGCAGCGTTCCCGGCAGCGTTCCCGGCAGCGTCCCCGGCAGCGTTCCCGGCAGCGTTCCCGGCAGCGGCCCCGGCAGCGGTCGAGGCAGCGTTCCTGGCAGCGGTCCAGGCAGCGGCCCCGGCAGCGTTCCAGGCAGCGTTCCCGGCAGCGTTCCCGGCAGCGGCCCCGGCAGCGGCCCCGGCAGCGTTCCTGGCAGCGGTCCTGGCAGCGTCCAATTCGGTCCGCGTTGCCTCGCCATTTGCAAATCGACGCGCCGTTTCGATTGCCAGTCGCGGCCGCCGGTCAGCAGGCATAGCAGCCTGCACGACATGCAGCACGCGCTCCGCGCAGTCGCAGGCAAACAGCCGCAGATTGCGCTCATTCCATGTTTCGATGTGCCGGATTGTGCGCGCTCTACGGCAGACGCATTTGTCACCAGCATCGAGCACCTTGCCTGCAGTTTCGACCTCGTACAGGTGCTCGCCGCGCCACGTCAACGCGAGCACCTGATCCCATGTGAGGATATGGTAGCCGTTTGCGCAGGCTATTAGCGCCCCCTCAGCCGGGTTTAGCCACACGCCCGGCTGGTTGCCGTCTGGCAGCGACCATCTCCCGTACCCCATCGGCGTGATACCGTCAGCGCTGAGCAGCTTGTAGTACGCCTCGCTCATAGCCCGGTCTCCACATGGGCATCCACGCTGTGGGTACGTTCGGCGTTCTCCGCGAGTTGGAGCGTGAGGGCATGGATGGCCAGCACGATTGCCTCTGCACCGGCTGCGATCTCATACGTTGACTCACTAGCCGTGCGGCGCGCCCTCTGGAGCAGTTTCGCGACCTCGGGCGATAACTCGCCCATCACGCCACCTCGATCTGGGCGTTGCTCGGGATGTAATATCCCCGAAACGCCCATCTGTGAGAGCACCACGGGTTGCTGCGGCGCTGCGACCCCTCGCAGCTACAGTCCAGGTGGTAGCGATTCTGGCCGCGGCTGATGCAGTGCAGCTCGTGCCGGACATCGGCGCGACTGTGACTCTGGACCTCGTAGACGTAGACCAGTTCGCGGGCCTCGTTGAAGTAGGTGCCCGTGAGCCGGAATAGGTGCTGCGTGCCGTGCGCCGTGTACGCCTCGGTGGCGCGCAGGACGTGGAGACTGGGGGCTGGGGCGGCGTGCGGTGCAGGTGCGAGTATCGCCATGTGGGACTCCTCTTACCAGGGCCTTCGGTACTTGGTTTCTGGCCATTCGATGCGGCGGCGCGTGAAAAACTCCCGCAGTGCGTCCTCTACCAAACGGGTAAGCGTGGACCCCTGCAATTCGAGGTGCGCGACGATTACTCGATCTTGAGAAGGCGTAACGCGGAAGCTTTTGCCGACATCTGGCTTCTCCATCTCGGTCGCTGTTGGGGCGTCCATCGGGCCTCCTATTTCTGATCTCACAGTAATCATACCAGAACTTATAGCAGAAGTCAACGCTCTATGGCAATTTTAATGTCGATTTCTGTGAATAATTATTGGGCTATTACTGCCGTAATTACTGTGGTACGGTAGGGCTACATGGGCCGAGGAGAGTTCAAATGTCGGGGGTTCTGACCATCGAAAACGAGCAGGACACTGCGAACGAAGGGCTTGCAGAACGGGTGCGCGCCCTGCGTGTTAGTCGCGGGTTGTCTCAGGCAGAACTAGCTGAGCTGGTCGGCGTCACACCGAATCAGGTGCATCTGGTTGAGTCAGGGAAAACGAGGAAGCTCCAGCGCCAGACGTTGCGCGCATACGCAGAGCAACTCGGGGCGACTCCCGACTACATCCGCTTTGGTAGCGGACCCGGCCCAAATGCGACAAGGGAGGATTCGCCTCTCTGGACGGAAGGGCAACACCCTCCCATTGACGTGTATCTGCGCCAGACATCGAATCTCGGTGAGGCGGAAATAGTACAGGTCGCGAGAATCGTGCGCCTGTTGGAAGAGGAGCAGAGACGGCTCATTGAGGAAGAGGGGCAGCCATCGGATGAGAATGATTAGTGGACTACGAGCAGATTCGCGAGCAGGCGGTCACGCTCGCGCGGCAGTCAAGCCTGTGTGGTGCGCCGGTTGATATCGCGCAAGCTGCGCAGTACCTCGGAATCGAGATACGGTCATTCCCCATGCTCGCGTCTATTCCTGGGTTTCTGATGCGCGGCCCCCATCATCCTGTCATCGTCGTTAATGCGTCCGACTCGCTGGTGAGGCGACGTTTCACCGTTGGCCATGAGTTGTGGCACTTCTTCCGCGACGAGGGTCACGGGCGTGTAAGCGCGCATCGAGTCGAGTTCACCGATGAAGCGCCGTGGGAAGAGCGCGCGGCGAACATGTTCGCCGCTGAGTTGCTCATGCCAGCAGAACACCTACATGATCATGTCTACGCTGGCGAGACGCTGGGGCGGCTTTGCGACACCTTTATCGTCAGTCGGGCGGCCATGATACGCCGCCTGCGTCAGTTCGATTTGCTGGTGCCTGAAGGGGCTATGTAGAAAACCGGATGGGAGGGATGGAGGCGACGTGAAGCAGCAAACGGTGGTTAAGACCTATACCGGAAGGAAAGCGCCGCAGGTCACGGGGAAGTTTCAGCGGGATTCGCAGAATATGGCGCAGCAAGGATACCGCGTGACGAATCAAAGCGTGATCCCGCAGCGTGCTGGTTGTTTAAAGAAACTCTTTACGGCAGGCTATGGGGCGGGCGAAACAACGCTGACGGCCACCTATGAGTTAACCGAAGCGGAGATGGTGCGAGAGCAGGAACAGCTAAACCGATTCAACGAAGAGAATGTTCGAAAAGCAGCAGATAAGGCTCGATTGAAAGCAGAAAACGACGCGCGAAAACGGGAAGAGAAGATTCTAAAGTTGCAAGAAAAGGACCGGAAACGAGAGCAACAGGCGCGTGATCGGGAGGATCAGTCATGAGAAAAGCAATGGTGCTTTTTGTAACGATCTGCCTGGCTCTGATTGCCGGGTGGGTTCTGCAACCCTCTACTGCCACCGGGGCGCATGCGACCAGGCATCAGAAAATGCCCCATCAAACGATCTATGTGCCGGCCAGGAGTGCCGGCGAGAATGGGCGGTTTTTACAGACGGGATTTGTGCTTAAAAAGGGGCTAAGCGTCACCATCAAGGCCACGGGTACGGCGTACACGACTATTTGCAGTCCCGCCTGTGGAACGGACCCAAACGGTAATGCCAGTATTATCTGCCCAATAATCTGCGCCGGTCCTGGTTTATTTGCCTTCAGCCTCATCGGCAAGGTTGGTCGTGGGCATTTGGTCTTCATCGGAACCGGTCCTCGTACGGTGTCCGGTCGTGGTCGGCTCGCGTTGGCGTACAACGATGGAAACTACACCGACAACAGCGGCGGGTATACGGTGCGGCTAACCTATCGATGCGCGCTCGGCAACGTCGCTTGTGCAACGGTGCGAATCTCCCGACCAGTGGCGGGCAAGGCTTTCACTCCGACGCCAACGAATACGCCCACGAGCACGCCAACGGCAACGCCCACCGCCACGCCAACCAGTACGCCAACAGCGACGGCGACCAGTACGCCGACACCAACCGCTACCTTTACTGCGACACCCACCGTTACGCCGAGTCCCGTGCCGATGCCTACCGCTACATCGACCAGTACGCCATTTGACACGCCGACGCCTGTCGATACGGTAACGATCGCGCCGAATCCGATACCAGTCAACACCCCGGCGCCGGTATACGTGCAGCCCACCTATTGCATCCCAAAAGAGGGCGATGACGATAACGACGATAAAGGTAAGCCGCCAGGAGGAAATGACCATGATGGCTGCCCGTGAGTGAGCGCGCCTTCCTGCTCTCCTGTTGTTGGATTCTGATGGCTGCCCATGAGCGAGAATGAAGCCGAGCGGTAGGCGTGGGCACCATTCCTCCACGGAGCCGTACGGTATCCATTCGCGCCGAACAAGAGGAGAGCTTCTCCGTGAACATCGCGGCTCATCATATTGTCATCTCCGAAGATCGTCTCCGTGTGGCGTTAGCACGGTACAAGGATGCATTCGCGCCGTCCAGCGATGTGGTAGCCCCGTTTACGACGCTGGTGACGTTGCTGCTTACGCTGGCCACGGCGGACTTCAAGGCGGTTGTCTGGTTCAATCTGTTTCTCCTGTTGACGGGCGCCGTTTTTGCATGGCTGCTTGTTGCTCTAACGCGGCACGGTTCCCACCCCAAGCCCGACGTCGAACAGTTACTCAGCGACATAAAAGGCATGTCGCCGGAAAGCGTGACGGGCAACATGCGCCCCATCTCTGACGGTCATAGCCAATCACCCAGTTCACAGAAATTGACATGAGCGAGCACGAGCGCGCCTTCCTGCGCTACTGCATCGAGTATCAGGCACGAATTGACCGGCTGCTGGCGTGGATGCAATGCGACCCACGCATCCATGCCGAGTGGGTTACGGAGTGGCAACGGAGGAGATAGACTGAGGCGCCTGCTCGCAGACGCTCCATCGCGCAGAAACCGCCAGTCGTTGGCCCTTTGGGTCTAGCGGCTGGCGGTTCTGTTTTACGTCGCCGCCGCCCTGTTTCCGCTCTAACACTCGTCACATTTGACACTTGTGACAGTATGGCACGATACTCTGGCAGCACTCCACAGCGAGTGCTGACGCGGGAGGCGCGTCTGTTGGCAACAACGCCAGGAGGTGGCTAGTGGCTCCAGCAGAGAAACAGTACGACCAGGCGGAGGAGTACGGGGAGACGGATGCATCGCTCTACCCGATCACGATGCGGCTGAATCAGGACGAGCAGAACCTCATCACGGAGTCTCGGCTTTGGACTGAACCGAACATGCTGACGCATCTCAGCGCGTTTGTGAAACTCGCGCGGGACTACGGCGAGCCGGGTTTCCTCGGCCGCCTTGTGCGTCAATGGCCGAAAATTATCGCCGGCAAAATCCCCGGCGTGTGCATCGAGAAAAACGCTGAGGGAGTCGTGGCGCTCGCTCAGAACGTTCCGGCGGCTATGAGCCGCACGCCAGCCTAGACTCTCGGGTTTCTTCATTCAGCGCCGGGCAGTTGTTGACGCGCGACCGCCCGGCGCTCCTCTGTATTGGTGGTACGCCATGACTGCCCATCAGCCCGCTCGTGCCTAAATCTGACCGCCCAGAGCGTTCGCCTGACCTCGATGTGCTGCATGAACGCGCGGATAGGGGGTTGGTGACGCATCGCATTGGACACGCTGGCATCCAGGCCGCACTCAATGATCGAGCACGTCAAGGCGAGCTGTCCCCTGGTTCGGGCGAACACCTAGCTGAGCCGTTCGAGGTTCGCTATGCCCGGTCGCATCGAAATGGGCTGCGTCTGGTCGAGGCGGCAAACCTCTGGACCTCTGGCGACTGGTCAGACCGCACAGACCTCGAGCTGAGTGGCGAGCGCGAATCCGCCGCGGTGGTCCATCTGCTGGAGGCGCTGGAGAAGGATCCGTTATTCGCGCCCTTTCGTCAACTCATCATTGACAGTCTGATTTTTCATGAGGTGTGCGCGACGGATGAAGATCGTGATCTGGCCCGCATCTGGTCCCTGCTTCGCATGCATCTCCGCGCCATGGATCGCCACGCCTTCCGGCGCGCGGTCCTGTTTTTCCCGCTGATCGAGGTGGCAAACAGCGGCGTCGCCATTTGGCGCGATGCCAACGGCCATCAGCAGGTAACGCCGTATACGCCGGGTGGCGCCGAACGGGCGAGTTGATGCATCCGCTGTGGTACGTGCTCCTGATCCTCGCCGGCGTGTTGGTCGTCCTGATTGACGTCATGGACCGCGAGTGATGCAGGCATAGACGCCGGTCTTCTATAATCACCACGACAACCGCATGAGCCGGTGTGGCACCGGCGCCGGGCCCGCAGGGTCCGGGTTGACACCCAGATAGTCCCGCTTGCGGGCGGGAATCATCCTATCTGAGCCGCCTGATCTGTTTGGAACGCGGGGGGATGCGAGTCTCCTGCCGCGGCGCTGCGTCGCCGTGGATGCGCCGTCTGGGCAGACAGGCGGTTTGTTGCCTCAATCGAAACGACCAACGAGTCGCCTGAAGATCAGGCGGCTCGTTCTCGTTTCAGGAGGCAGCCCCGTGAACACCTCTCGGTCCTCTCTCGTCCACCATGACGCCGGCGACGAAAACGACGTCAGTCCGCCAATGTCCACCGCCGAACGCTCGTACCACCCGGCCGACGTGGACGAATGCTGCCAACGAGCTGGCCACCGCTACGCTCGCACACTCAGCGGCCACGTCTACTGCCTGTCGTGCGGCGCTACGGGGCACCAGTCATGAGCTACGGGGGAAACCCAGTCATGAGAGGCTGCTGTTTGGTCTGCCGCTCCGAGATCCCCGACTGGCGCCAGTGGAAAGATGGCCCAGTCTGCTCGGTCAAATGCCAGACGGCCTACGAGGCGCAGAGTTGGGCAGAGCGGATCGTGACGATTTATCGCGATCCCCGACGGTTCGAGGTGCTGCGGCTGAGGATCGCATCCGGTTCGCTCCACCCTGATGCTCGCGGTGAGAAGGCATGGGTGGCGAAGATGGATGAAAATCCTCTGCCGGCGTGCTCGCATTTCGCCGACGAGCGAAACTCGGCCGAACTCAAAAAGCGGTGTGACGAGTGCCGTCTGTACATGCTGACATGGCGTGAGCTCGTCTACGAGACGGCGGCGGCGTCATGATCTGCTACCAGGGTTTTCATCTCCCGCTGCCAGAGGTGATTATGCGCTGCCCCATCTGTAAGCGCGGCGCGTTGCGCTGGGACGGCTGCAATGCCTGGCGCTGTACCGGCAAACGATGCTATGAGGGGCGGTCGCTGGCGGCGTTTTTTGACGTGGAGGACATCGAATTTAGGCTGCAATGCGGCTACCGGCTTGATCAGTTCCCGCTCACTGACCACGCGCTGGACCTGTTGCGGCTGGGGGTGATCGCGTTCGACTGGGTGACTCAGGAGCAGGCCCAGCACATGTTCGAGCGCTTCCACAGTGTCGCTCGCCGTGGTGAGGAGCACCAGGACCTGGCGCACCTGGCGTGGCTGATGCGCGAGATACCGGCACGACGGTCGGTGAGCTGATGCTGGTCGAACAACGTTACCGGGTGACGGTCCACAACCAAGAAACGGAAGCGATACGGTGTACCGACGTCGTGGCGTGCAATCGACTCAGTGCGGCGCAGATAGCGGTGATAGTCGCGTTTCGTGAGGTTGGCTGGCGTCATGTGCGGTGTCACCTGGTAACGGATGTTGGGGAGGCGGGGAGATGAGCAGCCCCTCTATCCCCATGCACATGACGATTGGCAAAGCCCCGTTCGAGGGAGCAATGCCCGGCGCCCAGCTTGCCATCATTGGGCCGGAGCTAACTCGTGAGATGCTGCACTATCTCGATCATCGTTGGAATCCCGAGGAACGGCTGGAACAACTCCGAGAGATCGATCCACGTGTGCATTGCGCCTACACGCTGAGCCGTGGTCACCTGAGCGAGGCGCAGATAGCCGAGATTCGCCCGCGCGTATTCCGCGTCCCTCAGCCGCATGGACCCGGATATACCACGGCACAAATCGCGGCCGCCATGCGCGTGTCACCACAGACTGCTCAGCGGTTGGTGCGAGCTGGAGAGAGCTTCCTGGCCCCGGAGGAGTGGCGGCAGGCGCGAGCAGACGACATGCGGCTGGCCTGGCTGCGGGTCCATGCGCCGGACGTGTCCACGGTGCTGGAGTTACGAGAGTACGGCTACCGCCAAGAGCAGATAGCGGAGATGCAGAGATTGACGCTGCTTCAGGTGAAGGGGCTGGCGAAACGTGGCCAGGCCGTCATGGGTGATAGTTATTGGCGTGCGGTACGCCGCCGTCGCCGTCAGGTACACGAGGATAACCGCGAGGAGGTGCCGACGGAGGTGATCGCCGAACGGATGCGCGAGCGAGAGGCAGCAGCCAAACAAGCTGTAGAAACTCGCGATGACGTTTCTGACGCTCTAAGCGGCGTGGTAGTATAGGTGGTTGAGCTATAGGCTCACGAAAGCGCGTCGAATACCGGCGCGCTATTTTCATGTCGCGAAACTAGGCCCGGTTGAGGATTCCTCGCCGGGCCTTCGCTATTTCGTGACGTTGGAGATCTCTATGCGTTCACGTCTACGGCGCGGCGCGCTGACAATTGCGCTGCTCCTGGCGATGCTCATGCCTGGTCGGGCGGATGCTCACGGACGGGTCGGCTACCGCTACAGCTCGTTGCCCCACTGGGCACACTACCAGCCGGCGAAACGGAACCATGCACATCACGTCGTGCGCCAGATTGTTCGTCAGCCTGTGCGCAGAGTAGTTCACCCGGCGCCGACGCGATCGTATGGCTACCAAACGGTGATGCTCGTGACCGGCTATTGCGACTATGGGACGATGGCTGATGGCGTCTACACCTACAGCGGCGCCGCGGCGGGAGGATATGAACTGTCATTTGGGACGAGAGTTGTCGTGCCTGGCTTTGGCGTGGTCACGATTCACGATCGAGAAGGGTATCATCCGTATTCCCACGTCGATCTTTGGATGCCCTCATGCTCGCAGGCTATCGCCTGGGGAAGCCGTTCCCTGACCGTCACGGTCTACCACTAACAAAACTCGTGTGAAATGGCGGTGCCTTTGTAGGCGCTGCTCGTTGGCTATCGGGCAGTACGGGGTAGCTCCCGTCTGGGTATTACTCCCAGCGCCTTTCACTCTGCCCCGGCGGGTTGCCTTCCGGCCTGCCGGGGCGCCTCCTGCGATAGTTCAATGAGCGTTCAATTACCGCCTTATTCCGCGCGGAATATAGGGAATGGGAATCGTCATTTACAGCACTTGGGGTGTGTTTCCGAAAGCTGGGCGGTCATGGACAACCTCGCGATCATTGCCGCCGATCAACTGCCGGCCAATCGAACGCCGGCGGATCGAAACCCCGTTCTGATTTATCTCGCCCGGCTCGCCCCAGGCAGCCGGCGCACACAATCCCAGGCGCTCCGTGTGATCGCGACGATGGCCCACCCTGGCGCCGATCCGCTCACCTTTCCTTGGCAGGCTCTGGACTATCAGCACACCAGCGCTATCCGGTCGCAGCTCGCCGCCCGGTATGCGCCGGCGACGGCCAACAAAATGCTGTCCGCTCTACGCGGCGTTCTGACTGAGTGCCGCCGCCTGCAATTGATGCCTGCAGATCAATGTGAACGCGCTCGCGACGTCGCCGTCGTACGCGGCACTCGACTCCCAAAAGGACGTGCCCTTGGAACCGCAGAACTCACCGCCCTTTTCGCCACCTGCGTCGAGCCGACGCCAGCGAACCTCCGAGACGCCGCGTTGTTGTCCACCTTATACAGTGGAGGACTCCGGCGTGCTGAGGCCGTGGCGCTGGACGTTGCCGACTATAACGTCGGGGAGCAGTCCATCGCCATCCGAGCCGGCAAGGGAAACAAGGGACGAGTCGTGTATCTCTCCGACAGCGCCGCCGTCAAGCTCGGAGCATGGCTCTGGCGTTGCACATCCGGGTCCGCCGTATCCGGTAGCACCGCTCCGGCGCTGTTTGTTCGAATCCGCCGAGGCGGGCACATCACCGCCGACCGGCTGACCGATCAGGCGGTGCGGTACATCCTGCTGCAACGCTGTGAACAGGCGGGCATCGCCGCCGCGGCGCCGCATGACATGAGACGTACGATGATCTCGCACCTGCTCGACGCCGGCATTGACATCAGCACGGTTCAGCAGATCGCCGGCCACAGTAGCGTGACGACCACCCAACGGTACGACCGCCGCGGTGAGGGACGGAAAAAGCGTGCGGCGCAGGCGTTGAACCTGTGAACGGATAGAGCACTATGGCGGAAAATGGCGGAAAATGGCAGGCAAACCGGCGACAGCAGGCGTTAATCGACCGTTTGAGTCGATCACCGTATATCACTGTCTCTGAAGCAGCTCGAGAACTCGGCATTCCAATCGACACAGCCGGAAAATGGCACTGCCTCCCCGAGTTTCGATCCGCGCTAGAGAATCAGCGTCGAACCGAGGGTGACCAAACCCGGCTCGAGCTCGAGGCGCGGATACTGGCCCAGGGACAGGCGGCAATCGCCGCCAAGATTGAGAATCTTGCTGCTAGCAGTGAACACGTGCGACACCTCGAGTCGTCGTACATCCTCGATCGCATCCTGGGCAAACCGACCGAACGCAGTGAGCAGGCGCATACCGTCGACGCGCGGGTGAACATCGTGGCAGAAATTGACGCATTGCTCAACCGGCCCATCGAGGTGCGTCATGTCCCCGACACCAGCGACTCTGGCGAGTCGCCCTGATCTCTTCGCCCAGGTCTTGCTCGGGGTTGAACTTCATCCCGGCCAGGCCGAATGGCTCCAGTGCCGAGCGCGTATCAAGATCGCCTGCTGCGGCCGGAGGTGGGGAAAGAGCTACAGCGAGGCTGCCGACCTCATCTGGTTCGCCGTCACGCATCACGACACTCAGCAGTTCCTGGTGGCGCCGACCCATGACCAGTCGACCATCATTTTTCAGTACGTCGTTCGGATGCTCCACGAGAGTCCGCTCTCGAGCTACATCGAGAAAATCGTCTACTCGCCGTTCCCGGAGATTCGGCTCAAGAACGACAGTATCATTCGGGCGCGATCAACCGGCAACGATGGGACCAACCTCCGCGGGCACGGTGCCGACCGGATCATTCTGGATGAGGCGGCGTTCATCGGTGGCGAGGTGTTCACGACCATCTCGCCGCTCCTGGCCACCAGTCGATTCGGCGAGCTGGTGCTTATCTCCACACCCTTCGGGCGAAACACATTCTGGGAGTACTGGCAACGTGGCCAGGGTGATGACCCCGACGTTCAGAGTTTTCGCTATCCATCGTCCTCGAACCCCTATCTATCGCAGGCATATCTGGAGGGGGAACGGCGAGACCGAACATCTCTGGCCTACGCCGTTGAATACGAGGCGGAGTTCCGTGAGGATCAGAACAACGTTTTCCCGTACACATTGGTCGAGTCCTGTGTGCGCCCCGGATTGGAGAGCGAGCCGGTCTACGGTCATCGCTACGTCATTGGCTACGACCCGGCGAAATGGGCCGACCGATCTGGCGTGGTGGTGCTCGATGTCTCGACCAAACCCTGGCAGGTGGCTCGATGTTTTGACCTGTCTGGTCGCGATTATCTGGTCCAGGCCCCCCAGATCGGCCTCCTCTCGCAGCACTACGGCTATCGACCGGCGGTGCTCCTGGATGCAACAAGTCACGATCAAATGCTGGAGCAACTCCTCGCCGATGGCGTCAACGCCGAGGGTTTCCAGTTCACCAATACCTCCAAACAGGAACTGATCAACGGTTTGGTGATCGCCATGGAACAGGGTGAGGTGGTGATTCCCAACCATCATGACCTCATGACCGAACTGGCCTACTACCGTTACGAACTCACCGCGGCCGGCAACGTCAAACTCGGCGCGGATAGCAAACACCATGACGACCTGGTCACGGCTCTGGCCCTGGCGGTGCACTGTGCCAAACAGCCCCATGGCGGCGGCATGTTGCTCGCTACGCCGTCGTCCGCAGCGTCTGCCCCTGGTGCCTTCAGCACTCGATTGAACAAGCACTCCAAGCGCTCTTTTTAGGACACCATCGTGGGTTTATTCCGCCGACAACCGAATGCGAGCCAGACTGAGGTTGTCTCACTCCGCGAGGAAGTGGCCACGCTCCGTACGCAGGTGACGGAGACCGCGGGCATGCGTATGACGCAGACGCAGTCCTCGGGCGACGTGCGGGAGAGCCGCTCTGCATTGCTCACCGGGCACTATGAGCACGAGCTGGCCACGCTCTACGACGCCTACAAAGCGTGTCCGTGGATATCCGCGCCCATCGACACCATCGCCAAACGGATGACCAGCGGCGGCATCGAGTTCGAGCCGGCGCACAAAGGAGCCGATCCCGCGAACCTGGCTCGGCTCCAGAACCTGTTTCTGTACTGCAATCTGTACGAGGACATTGTCGAAATCACGCAGTTGGCCATCATCGCGATGCTGATCTTTGGCGCAGGCCATTGGGAGGTTGGCTGGGCTGCGGGGATCCCGATATCGCTGTTTTACGCCGATCCGGTGACGATCCAACCAGTCACTGATGAGTTTGGCAACGTCACCGGCTATGCACAACGACTGGGCGGCGGAAAAAAGATCGACCTGGATGCCGACCAGATTGTGCGGTTTGCACTGCGTGGGCCACGCGGCGAAACCCTGTCCCCGATCTACAAAATTATGAACAGCGCTGTACTCTACACGCACATGATGAGTTACGGCCAGAAGTTCTTTGAGAACGGCGCTCGTCCGACACTGAACCTAGAACTACCCGAGAAATCAGACGAGGTTATGGCCAGCCGGCACCGTGAATGGGCGCAGGAGCATCTGGCCGGCGTGGAGAACGCCTACGGCATACAGGTGACGTACGGCGGCGCGAAACTGACCAACTTAGGAAACAATCACTCCGACCTCGAGTTCCTCAACGGGCTGAAATATCTCCGTGAGGAGTTCCTGGCGGTGCTGGGTGTGCCGCCCTCCGCAGTGGCTGTTTCGGACAACGGCAACCGGCTGACAGATCTGTCCGATTCAGCAGATAAGCAGTTTCGGTACAACACGATCAACCCGATCCGGCGGCTGTTCGAGGAGAAGATCAATTTCGGCATCGTGCAGCAGGGGTTCGGCATTCGAGATTGGGTGGTGCGACTGCGTGAGGCCGACTACCGGTCAGATCAGCTGCTGGTCCAGACTATTGTCCAGCAGGTTCAGGAAGGTGTGCTGACCAGGGACGAGGCCCGGAAAGAACTGGGTTCAATTGGGCGCGTGCCAGGTTCTGGCGGCAACATCGCCACGGTTACGCTGCGAAACCAGCTCATCCCTGTGTCCGATATCGCCACGATCCATAGCGACCAATTTGTGACCGCCCAGCAGGCCGCCGCGACCACCGGCATGGATCCACACGCCAAGCCTAAGCAGCTCGCCAAAGCGTCGCCGGCGAATCCAACCGACCCGCCGCCAGAGCCGCCGCCCCCAACGACACCCGCCACCAAGGAAGCGCTCGGCGATCTCGCTCAGTGGCAGCGGCAGGCACTCAAGGCCGTGCGTGAGGGGAAGCCGGCGCGGCCGTTCACCTCAGACGCCCTAAGCGAGCATCTGCGCGGCGGACTCCAGGCATTCCTGGCCACCTGCGACACGGCAGACCAGGTGCGCGAGGTGTTCGACCAGGCATTCATCAGCGTGCGTGAGGCGGACGCGCCGCCGCCGGCGTCTGACGACGACGCCCGGGCGCTCACCAGCGCCTTCGAGGCCATCATGGACGACGTGCTCGCGGGACGTGCGTAATGTCAGACGCTGCTCCACAGGCGCCCCGGGTCAACGACCGCCACCGTAAAGAGTTAGCGGCGGCGCTGCTCATCGCACTGCTCGCCCTCTACCGCCGGCGAACCCGGCAGACACTGGACGCTCTGGGCCTGACCACGACACCGGTGGTGGTCTCGGCGTCGACCATGGCGTGGCTCACGGCGTTCGCCAACGATCGCGCCGCCAAAGCGCAACGGGGGATCAATCTGCGTCTGGGGCAGGCGGTTACGGAGTTACCGGACGGCGCTGACGCCGGCGTCCAACGTGCCGCACTGCAGCAGGCACGAACCGAGATGCGGGACTACAACGGCACCTGGCTGGTGCCGTTTCTCATCTCCACCGTGGTACATCAGGAACTGGTTGATACCTATCGCGACCTACCGAGCAGCATGCCCGGTGTCTCGCTGGCTGATGCCGTGCCTTGGACGTGGGAGCAATTCACTTCAAATCCTGATGACTGCGCAGAAGCAGCGGCGGCAAGTCCAGCATCGCTCGATACACTACTGGGAATCACCGGTAGCCCTCCTCCTGTTCATGAACGATGCCTCTGCCAACTGTCTCCGACGTAGCCCTCAATCCTTGATGTGCCGCCAACTGGTGCGGTTCAGGACTCGCCGGATCGCGCCCCTTGTGACGTGGTACTCGCTGGCCAGTTTCCGCTCTGATGTCGATTCGGTTGCATATCGTCTGCGAATATCGCGAACCGAGCCTGCCGTCAACTTTGCTAGAACGTGCAATTCGCCCTGTTGAGTCGGTCGGGAGGAGCCTAGTACTCCGCCACCTCGGGTCCGGTATTTACGCTGAGCGTCATGCACATTGTCAGCAGATGTTCCGAGGAACAGATGATCCCAACGAACGCATGAACGAATATCGCAATGGTGACAGATGAGCATGCCTGCAGGGACTGGCTTGCCATGGTGTTGTGACCAAGCCCAGCGATGCGCTGCATGTTTCACCCGATCCCGCGTAAAAGTTCCGTACCCCGTTGCGGCTATGCTCCCGACCCAAATCCAGCATGGCGAAGGATAGCCGCGCTCCTCGGCCCGGTATGCCAGTGGCTTCCGGTTTTGATGCCCGTTAATAAATCTTTGCGGTTTACCTGTCCTCACGTGGGGAGTGGTCATTCCACCACAGCCGCACCGACAAGCCTCGTCCGGAATATCATTCATCAGCTATCACTCCTCGTTAGTGGTGGCTCACGCCCTGGAGTGTTTCCCGCACTGCCAGGGCATTTGTATGCCCTAGTTTACCGCCATCCACGAACGCTGCCAGTGTAAATGTACGCCTGGCAGGGAGGAGTAACCATGCCCGTCTATGAGTTTGCCTGCCGCAGCTGCGGCGCCCGGTTCGACAAACGCGTCCTCGTGGATCATCGGGATCATCAGCAGGCGCATCACTGCCACGTCGACAGCGATGGTACGAACCATTTCGGCGTCGGCGAACGCGTGTTCACGGCCGATTTTGCGTTTCGTATTGGCTCGGGCGGGTTCCTCAACGGGCGGAACAATGTGCCCGGCGGGAACGTCTGATGCTGGTTGCTCTTGAGGTGTTCATGGGATTCCTGGCACTGTCAACGCTCATTGTTTGCGCCCTGTTGCTCGCCCTACTGCTTGCCACCCTCGTCGACCACGCGTTCAACTGGCTCGACTACCACTAAATCTGGAGTTCTTATGAAGACCAATTCCAATGACGACATCCAGAAAGCGCTCGCCGCCGTAGACGAGGAGATTCAACGGACCATCCTGGCCATGGGCAACTGTCGCGGTGAAGATTTAGAAACACTCGCCCGACGCCTGGACCGCATGGACAGCGCCTATATCTACTTCTCGCAGGCTCGCGCTAGCGATTCCTGGATCTAACACCCCCTGGAGCACCTATGCATACCGAGATATTTGACGCCCCGCAGGTCATCGAAACGCACGCCGCAGCTGATTCGCCCCACTTGGCCACGATTCGCGGCCATTTCATGAGTGAGGGTGCGCGCTCCGCGAACAAGCGCCTATACGTGAACACCGCGTCGTGGCTGGCCAAGGCCCAGGCGAAGCTGGCCGCCGGCGGCACGATCGACATGCGCACTCATCATGAGGCCGGCGACGATACCACCCGTGTCTTTGGCCGCGTGTCCAAGATCGGCACCGATGGCACCTATGAGGCCACCATCGTTAATAACACGCTCGGACGAGAAATTCTGCCGGCCATCAGAGGCGGCTATCTCAACCATGTCAGTCTGCGTGCCAGCCGTGCTACCGCGGCGCCCATGGAGTCGAAGGGTGAGCCCGGGTGGGTAAAAATCACCGACGTGGAGAACCTGGTCGGCATTGACCTGACCAACTCCCCCGGCATTGCCGAGGCGTCGGTCAGCGTGATGGAGAGCGCCGGCGACGGCGAGATCGTGCTGGAGTCGTTTGAGCTACAGCCACTCGATGCCGAGGAGCGTTTTGAGACGGTGGCTGTTGAGGCTGTCGCCCAGGCCGCTGCTCACTTTGAGCGCGAGTACTCCGCGGCAGAGCGAAAAAAGGCGGGACGCGACGGTACGGCACTGCCCGACGGTAGTTTCCCAATCTACACCCCGGCCGACGTGGGTCACTCTGGGCGACTCTGGAATCACTCCTCCAACCCCAAGGCCGCGAAGGCCCACATTATCCACCGTGCCAAGGCGCTGGGCGCCGTGACTGAACTCCCCTACGACTGGCGAACTGACGACAACGGCAATCCGATTAACACTGACAGTACCGAGTCCATCAAGGGAGCAGAGATGAAGCCCAAGACTGAAACCGACAGCTCGAAGCCCGGCATCGCCGGAGCCATCGCCCAGGCCGCGGAGAGCACCCCGCCTGCTGGCGCCACGAGCACGCCTGCGGCGACGCAGCCTGCCGCTGGTGTGGCTGGTAGCATCGCCACCGCCGTTGAGTCGCTGAAAACGGACGCGACCGAGGGCGAAACGGTGGAGTCACTGAAGGCTCGGATCGCCGCGCTGGAGGGCAAGCCAACCGAGACGCCGGCTGGAACCGCGCCGGCAGCCACAGAGAGCACCACCACATCGTCCGGGAGCGCATCGCTCACCGAGGCGTCGCTCGCAACAGCCGTGGAGGCTGTTATGGAGCGCGAACGCCGGCGGTTCGAGGATCGCGTCCAGGAGATGGAGACCAAGCACAAGAGCGACATCGAGGAGATCCTCGCCTCGCGTCGCAAAACGGTTGCCGTGTCCGAGACGGAGGCAGCCGACGCCGTCGAGAAACTGAGTCTCGGCCAGGCCGTCGCCGCCTACCTCGGAGCCAAACGCTAACACTCCCGCCCCCCCCCCCCCATCCCAATCACTCGCCGCACGAAGCCGCCGCACTAGGCGGTTTTCATCATTTCGGAGTACTACATGGCCACCATTGCCGACCTCGCCGAGGCGTTGACCTCGTCGCAAACCGCAGCTCTGCTGCAAAAGCGGATCGACGCCTCCCTCCTGGACGTGTTCAGGAAGGAAGACCCGCTCAAAGGCGCGCTACCCACCAAAGACTGGAACGCCGCCGTCTTCTACTGGAACACTCGGAACCGCCTGCCCTATGCGCAGGCCGTGGTCGAAGCGCCGCCCACCAGTGGAACCGGATCGGTTTCCCCGACTCAGAGCAACTACATCCAGAGCCAGGTGCCCATCGCGCACTACCAGGTCAACGGCGACCTGTCGAAGTTCAATATCAAAGTCGCGCATGCCAGTATCGAGAACCTGCTCGACGAGGAAATGACGGCGGCCACCCAGTCCATGGCTTGGATGCAGTCCATGTTCCACATCTACGGCTCGGCTGGGGCAACCGTTGCCAGCGTCCGGCCGCAGTGGGACGGATTTGACCGCCTGATCTCGAACACCAACAGGCTGGTGCCGAATGCCGGTGCAGGTACATCGCTGACCTTTCTCGATCTCGACAACATGATTGACGCCGTGCGCACCAAGATCGCGGCCCCGCTGCCGGGCGAGGATTTCTTCTTCCTGACCAGCGAGCCCATGCTGTCGAAGATTGGCCGGCTGATGCAGCCCGAGGTACGCCAGGGCGCTACCGCGATCCTCAAGCCGCGCCGGATGGACGGCATCACCGGCCAGGTCGTCACGGCTGAGGGCGGCGTCGAAGTGCCGGCCTATCGGGGTATCCCGATTCTCGGCACGTCGTTCCTGACGCCCACCGGGACCATGACCGTCGTCACTGCAACGGCAACCGGCGCCGATGGCGCCACGACCCTGGCTGCCCGCTACTACGCGGTGGAAGCGATCACGCAGTACGGTCCCATGTACTGCGCTACGGCTACCGTGACCCCTGCTGCTGCCACCAATCACGTCGATCTGACCTTCGCTACGCCGGCTGCGACGGACATCTTCGGCAACAACCAGCCGATCCTCCAATACCGGGTGTACGAGGGCGCTACGGCCAACAGCCTGAGCCTGTATGCAGTGGTCGCCGCAACTGATACCGTAGACCTGGCCGTGACCACCATCCGTGATCTGGGCTCCAATGGCGTCCTGGCCAACCCTGGCGCCAATCAGGTGCTCGGCGTGGTGACCGGCGCGTCCAACGTCGCCGGCGACGGCGTCAACATCGCACCGCCCTCCGTTGCGCCTGCCGTGGGATACGACGAGTGCATGTGGCTCGCCACGCGCAAACCCGAGTTCGTGTGCGTCCCGACGGTGACGGAGATCGAGAGCGAGATTCTGGCCAACGTCAACGCGCGTACTGTCCAGTACGCGCTGGTCGGCGACTGCGCCCTGGCCATGCGTGCTCCAGCCTTCGCCGCGAAACTGATGCGTGTCGCCACGGCGTAAAGCCGCTTGTCAATAGATAGCGAGAGCCGGAGCGAGTCCATCGAGGCACGCTCCGGCTCCACACTCCCAGGAGCGAATCATGTTATTGCACTATGAGCACCCCGGCCCGGGTTCGGTCCTGGGCCTGGACTTTGAGCAACATTTCCTCGATGTGCCGGATCACCTGACGGCCGCCGTCCTCGAAAACCCGCACTGGCGACCAGCGACGGACGAGGAGCAGGCGACGTATTCAGCACCATTACACGACGCCGACAATGATGATGCTGGCAGCGACGGCGGCGAGACGTGCGCCGTAACGACCGAGGGTGTCGATCGGCGGTCAATCCGGTCGACACGTCGCACTCGCGCACAGGTGACTGAGTAATGGCCGGCCAACTCTATCCCACGAACGTGTGCGTCAAGACTGTCACTGAGGATAATGTCAACGGTTTGCAGGTGCGGCTCGTTGACCAGACTGGCGCCAGCATGACCACCAGTGCCGGCCTGCCGACCAAAGATGGCCAGGTGACCCCGAAGGGCTTCCAGCAAATCACAGCGCTCGGCGGCGCCGTCGCTCTCACGCCGCCTGCAGGCGCCACAATCGCGGTGGTGGTCGCCGAGACGAGTAGCGTGCGGTGGCGTGATGACGGGGTAGCGCCGACGGCGACCGTCGGCATGCTGCTCGCTGCGGGGACGTATTTGACCTTCACGGACACGAATCTGGCGGCGGTGCAGTTCATCCAGACCGCTGCTGGGGCCGTGCTCGACGTGGCGTACTACGCGTAATGGCCGCCACGAAACCGATCCGCGTAGGCCGCGGGAAACCCGACGCACACGTACACATCGGCAAAAAAACGCTGACCCTGTTCTCTCACGCCTCCGCGCAGGCAATGGAACCGCTATGCCTACCTGCTACACCAGCCTGACCGCGTTTCAGAACAGCGCCATCGGATATGACTTGGCTTCCTACAGCGCCAGCAAACCCGCTGGCGCGATCGATCGGGCCATATTTGAATCCTCCGCCGTCGTCTCGCGTCACTGCGGTCGCGAACTTCTCGCGTCACCCACGACGACGGTCGGTGGTTCGGGCGTCACAGGTGTGGGATCGCTCACCATCCTCCTGGGTGCGGCGGTCAACATCCACCAGATGGACGTTCTGGTGTTTCCCCGTACCGGTGAGGTGGTCGAGGTTGCGGGTTGCTCGGTCAACGACCCCGCCACTTCCCCCTATCCAGGTGTGGCGCAGCTCGTCACACCGACGGCCAATATCTACAACCCCGGCGATGTTGTGCAGGTGTACCGCCAGGAACGATACACCGTACGCGGACGGCGCACAGGCGGCGCAGGCGATTCCACCGTCACGCAGTCGCAATCCGGCCAGGTGGCGCAGATGCATGCGCCCAAAGGCGGCACCGGGTCCAGCCGCCTTATTTTTCTTCGCCAGTACCCCGTGCTCGCCCTGTTCGCGTGCTACGAGTCGCTGCCCTGGAGCAACACCGAGACGGCTGTCGACCTGAGCAGTTCCTACCTCAACCGTGAGGAGGGTTGGTATCGTCTTCCGGTGGGATTTTTCAACCCTGTGGCCTCCATCTGGCGGACACAGTACCGCGCTGGCTATGGGGTGATCCCGGACGACGTGCAGGACGCGGTGCATAACCTCGTCGCCGAGCGCCTGGTACGCGGCCAAAACCCGATTGGCGCGACTGCGTTTCGCCAGGATGTCCAATCATTCACCAATCCGGGCCTCCAGTACCGCCAGCGTGCCTATGAAATCCTAGAAGCCGGGAGCTACGTCCGGCAGGGCATGCTGTGATCGGCAATACCGTCGTCACCTTCCGCCGCACCGACCCATCCGGCACCATCACCTCCACCGCCCCGGTGCAGGTGTATATTCGCCCACTCCGTCATGACGAATTGATCGAGGCGTACGGCACGGAGTTTCAGTGGCGCATCAACTATTCGAGCGCGTTATCCATCAATGGCAGCGTGCTCGCCGAAGAAGACGAGATCGTGTGGTTGGGCCTGCGAGCTGGCAGCGCTCCCTTGCATCGTCCGGTGATCCACTTCGGGCCAATGGGTTTCGCGAGCGCCGTCTTTGTCGAGAAGCAATAGCGATGAGCGCTGAAACGCCCACCCTCACCGTGCTGATTGGCATGCCCGGCAGTGGCAAAACCACCTACGCCGAATCCCATTTCCCGATCCAGTCCATCATCTCCATGGATGAGTGTTGGGAACGGTCGTGCAGCGCGCCAATGGGCGATTCCATGTTCTGGATGCTCATTGAAACGTGTCTGGAGCGTCGCCGCTCAATCGTCATTGATCGCACCTGCCTCAATCCCGCGACCCGGCAGCGCTTGCTGGCACGTGGGGACGCATACGACTACGCCGTCCATGCCATCCTGCTCGATCCGCCATTTGCGACCGCGGTTGCACGTGACGCCCAGCGGGAGACACCATTTCCGCTAGCAACGCTCCAGCGCTGCTACGAGAAAGTCACCGAGACACGCGGCAGCCTGCTCGATGAGGGGTTCGACCGGGTGACCATTCTCACCAGCTAACTCATTCGCTTGATAACACGTTCGCGCCCGGCGGGGTTACCTCCTCCCCTGCCGGGCCGTCCTCCATTCGCTCTCTACTAGGAGCCGCATATGGCACAACCTGCCAACACTATGGCGCTGACCGGCTACTTCCTCGATGCCAATGGCAACTCCCCCTACGAGGGGTCGATTGTCACGTCCGCACCAGCGGCTGGTTTTTTTGAGAAGAATTTGGCAGGCAGTCCCTATTTTCAGGCCATCTCGATTAACGGGCCGTTTCCGTCCGGTGCAATTTCCGGTGGCGTGTACACGCTCTATCTACCCTGGCCATCTCAAACGAATTTCGGTGGACAATCGTTGACCTGGGAAGTGTTCTTCCCCGACGGGACTGTGTGGGCAGGCGTGGTGCTAGAGGGCGTTGCAACTGCCCAGCTCCCCGACCTTGCGACTCCAACCAATGGCTGGAGTCGCGTGCAAGTGGGGAGCAGCCCGCCAGTGCTGCAAGGCACACAGGGGATTCAGGGCATACAGGGGGTGATAGGGCAGACTGGCCCGCAAGGTGCGCCGTTCAACTGGCGTGGACAGTGGTCTAGCACCTCCGCCTTTGCCGTAGGCGATGCTGTGCAAGATGGTGGATCAGCCTGGGAATGCTATGCCACCGTCGCTGCAGGTGGCACGAATCCAGGGAATGATAGCGCTCACTGGACGCTGGTTGCCGCAAAGGGTGCAACGGGAGCGACTGGATCGACAGGATCGACAGGCCCTCAAGGGCCAACCGGTGCACCCGGTGCCGCAGGCTCCGGGACGACGGTCCCCACGCTGCAAGTCACCTACGGGGCACGTGGCGATGGTGTCACCGACGACTATCAGGCAATTGGCAATTACCTCGCAGACTTGGCGGCAGGCAGACCAACCGTTGCTATCCCTCGCGCCAATTACTACATCAGCAAGCCGTTTGCGGTCCCTATGAGCACGGATCGACCTGGGGCACTTGCTACGACCATCAAGCTCACCGGCGTTGGAAACGGTGGCTCAACCAACGGTCACTACCCCATCGGCCCCAGTGGGCGCGGCAGTGTCTTCGACTTCCACTGCGATGGCAACTATAACCCCTACCTCAATGATTACGCGATTGTCGCTGGCGGCGATCTGACAGTCACACCAGGAGCGGCAGGAGCGGTAACGCTCTCTCTATCGCCGGTCAAGGCGTTCATCAACAACACCACCGTCACTGATGTGGTTACCGCAACCCAAATCGGGACCAATGGGACGAGTGGAAGCGCACTGACCATACCGGTTATCCCCAATGGCTGGTACTGGCTCGATATCAGTCGCGATGGTCACGTGTACCTGGGATATTTGGGCACCAGCGGCGACCAGAACACCTACTGGGTCAAAAGCGTGGGCGGCGCGGGGACATCTGGCAGTCCCCGACAATTGAGTGGAGGCGCTGCCACTGGCGCGGCCTACTGCACCACGCAGGGGACACGGCCAGATACGATTCGGCTCTACGAAATCTTTATGCAGAATAGCGCGCCGTCCATCACCCGTGACGCCCGGTGCTATCTTGGCTGCTTCAATCATCGCGGCAACGGGACGCTACTGTTTCAGGACATCTGCCTGGCGCGTCTTGACGGCGTGGCCAATGCAATGCCCTTTATCGTCGCCAATGGCACCTTAAAAACGCAAGATGTGCAGTTCTGGGGCGGTATCTCCGCCAACTTCAAGGGCAATCCGGGCATCCCATCACAGGATGCCATTCACATCGGCGGCTCCGGCTCGTGGTACTACCCTGGCGGGAGTGATAGCTACTCGAACTACTCCATTATGGCCGGGTATGGCTCCCGGCTCCGCAATGACCTGGCCCAAAACATCCGTAAGTATTTCTGGATTCGCGGCAATGGCCAGGATGTTGTCGTTGAAAACCCCTATCTCATGGGGAACTGCGGTAACAACAAGGACGGCACGATATCCGGTATCGAGTTGTCTGGCTCGTTGGCCTCTCCTGCCACGGGCATCCACATTGTCAATCCTGAGTTCGAAATGTCCAGCTATGCGCACGCCATACGCATCGGCGGCGCGTTAATCACGCAGGTCATTTCTCCGGTCGTCTCTGACGCGAATAACGGATGGTTAGCTGCGAATATCGCTGCCCATGTGTCAACGATTTCTGTGGCAAGCGCCACTCTGTCCTACCCAACGGATATTACGAACTGGCTGGGACAGGAAGTACTGCTCGATGCAAATCTAGCGACGGAAGAAGTTGTACCGCTGGCCACCACGCCGGCCACTGCCGGGGGAGCAGCACTGCCCGCCGTAACCGGGACCGCAGGTCAGCTGCAGATAACGTTTGCGACCAGTACCACTCGTGCTGTCGGCGATTACGTGCTCGTGGGAACAGGGCAGGCGGTGCAAGAAGTGGTTCAGCTGGGCAGTGGCGGGACCGGCACCGTCTTCACCCTGTCCTATCCACTGGGCTATTCCTACTCTGCGGCTCCTGCTGGACTGGGACCATGGGTGCTGACCTTTGGCGCGACAAACAACGCCTATGCACATGCCGTCACCGCTCAGGGCCCCACGGTGTCGCGCACCATTGGCACGGTTAAATATGTCACCGGTGAAAACGGCAACAGCAATCTGCTCGTCGGAGGGTCAACGCTGGGCGGCACCATGCGACTGGTCACTGACCCAACGCCGGCAGGGACGAATGGGATGCTGTCGGGCACTGCTGTGAATACTCGCGCTGTGACGGTTAGCGCCAAAGCTGCACTCGGTGCAGCTGGACCAGTGCCCGTAATCGTGAACGATAGTGCTGGAACCACGGTGATGACGCTGGGGCAGCGTACCCTCAACGGCAATATTGCTGCATCGATTGACGTGCCGTATGGGCAGGGGCTGGCCCTGCAAGCCAATGCTGGGAGTATTTTTCTCGGCACCGATGGCGGGACAACGCTGTACGCCCAAACACGCGCCGGAAGCGGGTTCAGAAGTAGTGCCGGCGATACCAATCCGAGTTTCTTTTTTCAAAACTTCAGTCCGACCTTCGTTAGCGACCATACCCAATGGCTCAGTAGCACCGGAACCGTGCTGGCTCGGGTTCGCTATGACGGTCTGATTACCGCCGCTGGCGTTGTACTCACCCCCGCTGCAACGACAGGCAAGCCACTAACCGGAACCTACGTCGTCGGACAAATGTACATGGATAGTGCCGGAACACTCTATATCTGCACGGTCGCTGGCACCCCCGGCACGTTCAAGACTGTTACGGCAACGTAGGTCACAATGCGCCTTATTCCTGGCTTCGGAGGTTCCGCCTATGCCCATGTCCATTGATACCGCTGGCCTGGACGCCGCCACTCTCCACGTGGAGCGTCTAGCCGGTCAAGCGCCTGCTATGCTCCGCGCTCTACTGGGGATTCTGTAGCCGTGCCATCCACTTCCATTGATGCTGCTGGCATCATCGTCGCCGCTCGCGCCCTGTCGGCAACCGCTGGGGCCGTGGCGCCGATGCTCGCAACACGCATGGCCACATTGGGCGAACTCACCAAAGATACCGTCGCCATCCCGATCATGCAACGCCACACCCCGGTGGTCAGTGGGGCTCTACGCGACTCAACCACCGGGCAGGTGATTCCCACCGGGCTCGCGGTGGACATTCTCATTCGCCAGCCTGCAACCAGCCTGCCCAATCAGGACGGCTCCGGTGGCGGCCATTCCTACGTGGGCTGGGTCATCCACGGACGGGGTGAGATATTCGCGCCCTCTGATGGGCCATTCTCCACCGGCAAGCAAGCGCTACGTACCCCATGGGGACCACGCAAACACGTTGCCGCCAGTAAGCCCAACCTCTACAACACCGAGGCCGTAGCCGAGATGGTTGCGCCGCTGGAAACCCTGGTGGCCACTGAGGCTACAAAACTCACCGAGGAGGTGGCCGCATTGCTCAAGCCGTGACCACGCCCTTTGATCTCCAACTGGCCCATGCCGCTTGTGCCCTGGTGCAGCAGATCACTCCGGCCATCGTACCCCAATTCTCGCTCGCCGCGGCCAGCACCGTCGGCGCAACCACTCTCACCGCCCCCACCGGGACCAACCTACTGGTGCTAGGGTTCCGTCCCGGCGGGATTATCTCCTTCTGGGACGACTCCGGCGAACAACCGTTGGCCATTGCACCGGGTGGCGTGGCTGCCAACGTGCTGACGCTCGACTTCAGCGGGCAGCCCTTCACCGGCATCCAACACGCACACGCGCTCGGGTCGATTATCGCCACCAATCTGCTCGACTCGCCGCCGCTGGACACGTTTATCATGCGCGGGAGTGGGCCGGTGATCTCATGTTTCGTGCTCGATGAAGAACTGACCGTGGAGGCCACACAGCAGTTTCGCGTGGCCGTGAACCCGCTGTCGTTTGTCTATGAGATTAACGATATCCAGCCGCCGGGCACGCAATTGAACGCGCAACTGTGGAGCCGGCAGCAACTCCACCGCGCCACGTCTGACGTGGCGACCATCGTGGCCGCCATTGCCAACAACCATAAATTCAACACCACCAGTGCGGGCCAGCTCACCATCAGCGTGTCGCGTCTGGCCAAGTCGCTGCGCAGAGTAGAGGACACCGACACGATTCACCACTACCAGTTGACGCTGGAAGTCGAAACTCGTACCATTCAGCCCTTCAGCCCGTAGCCTCTCCGACACCAACCCGCACCCATCGCCATCCCGCTCGGGGTGGCTTTTTTCTTCCCCTTTTGGAGTACGACCTATGCGCACTTTTGTCCAGTATGTGGGCGATCCACGGTATCCGAATCAAACCGAACGGCAGATTGACGGCATGACTCCCTGGGCGGTGGGTGAAGAGCGTGAGTTCTCCGAGGACTACGTGGCCCACTTCGGTCGGAGCAACGGGTCGGACTTCGCTCTGCTGTTCTGTGACACCTACAACGCCAATGTCAAGCCCAAATTATTCGTCATCACAGAACGAGACGACCCGGCAGTGAGTGCACCCAGCACGGACGAACCGGCCGCCGGCGCACCGCCCGCGGCGAGTACCCCGACCTCGACCTCGACCGACACCCCCACCACATCGCCGGCGGCAACCACGCCCGGCACAGGAGTCTAAACAATGGCAAACACAGGAATCTCCGGCGGCGATAGTGGCTTTGTCGGCATTGCCACCGAATCCATCCCCAGCGGAACGGGTACTCGTGGCGCGTTCGTCGTTCCCACCGATTTCCCCCCGGTTGAGGCCAAAAAGGTGACACGCAAGCCGGATAAAACCGCGCTCAAGGTCCATACGGGCAGTCGAGATACCACGGCGATTCAGCGCAACACCAAATACAAACGCGCCATGACCTTCAACCTGGCCCTGCTCGGCAACACCGGCTCACTCCTGCATCCGGCGGCTCTGGGTGGCTGTGTATGGATACCTGCCGTGGCCAGCGATACCATCGCCAGTATTACCACGGTTAATGGCATCAGCACCCTGGTGCTCACCGGCGGCACGGGATCCTACACCCTGAACGCCTGGACGACCCTCGATACCGGGCCGCTCTGGGAAGCGCGTCAGATCCTCTCCTGGACACCGGCGAGCAAAACCATGACGGTTGCCGCCCTCAAGTTCGCCCACGGTGCTCTGCCAGCCATTGTGCAGCCTGGACAGAATAAAATCTCCCCGCTCTCCAGCACCGGCGGCTACAGCAACGCGCTGCGATCAGTCTCCATCGAAAACAACGTGGGTGGACTGTACAGCCAGCAGTACCCCGACGCGCTCATCACCAAACAGACCTTCAAGGCCTCCAAGGACAAGATCGACGTCGCCTACGATTTCAACTTCTCGGCGACGCCAACCCGTCCCGCCATCCCCACGGCCTATGTCCGTCCCGCCGACCTCGATTTCAGGACGCCGTACAGTTATAACGACGGATTCATCGTGGTCAACGCCGACACCCTGGCCTCTGGCGCCAGCGCCTTCCAGCAGGTGCTCGTCTCAACCGACTGGACGGTCACGCTGATGAACAAGCTGGACGAGCACGCGCTCAACGACAACACCGATACCTACCGCTACTGGCCGGTGGGAGAGCGTACCGTCACGGTGGATTACTCGCTGCTGCAAGCGGCCAACCGTCCGGCGGGCTATGAGGACACCCTGATCAAAAATGTGGAGTCGCCGTTTATGGCCTCCTACGCCCAGAACGTCGGCACGGTAGCAACCCCGGTGCTCCAGGCATTTGGCCTGGTTATCCCCAACGTCCACTGGGAAGACGCCGACGAGATAGACACCCTAGATGTCTCTATTGCGGAGAAGTTGCCGGGTACCGCGCGATCCAACGGCTCGCAGGATATTCTCGACTACTTCATCGTCAACAACGCAACCGCTGCCTTCTAGTCCACACGTGAGCCGTTGGTGGGAGGGCTGATACTTCCACCACACAACCCCGTCTCGGCTAAGAGAAGCCGCTCCCCCTGGGGAGAGATGCTGTTTCCGGCGACACCGGCGCGGCGGGGTGCTGGGCAGACCGCCTGGCTGGAGACTGTTTCCATGAACGAACTGATCAGTTTCATTCCATCCCGAACACATGTCGCGACCCTAGCAGTGCGTGACGACGGCGCCGAGACAACCGGCGAATCAGACGCGGTAGAACGTGTCATCGCCGCCTTCAACGCCTACCGTGAAGGTGTTGAGCAACACGCCGAGAACCTGCCCGCCCTGCGAGCCGAGTGTGTTGCCGCAACCTCCGCTCCGCTGGGCACGACAGGACGGCGAGCCTGGCCAGCCGATTCGCACGTGCTGGTCAAGCGCCACCGTGCATCCGGTGATAGCATCGACACCCAGGCCCTGATACAGCGCGGTGGCGTCAACGTCAAAGGCGAGGCCATCAGCGAAAACGCCGAGATGGTCTGGTATTACGGCGCGTTGATGGAATGCGCCGTGATGATCGTAGGCTTCGAGGGCAGCGCCTTTGAGGACCCGGAGACCTGCGACAAGGATGAGGATGACAACCCGATTCCCGGTACTGGTGAGGCATTTCGTATTCCGGCACTGCCGCCCACCAGCATGGACGACATGGGGCAACGCAAAAAGGTCTACTACAAGCGGATTGAGGCCATGCGCATTCTGCCCGATGCAGTGATTGCCCTGGTCGTCGAAAAGCTGCGCGAGATTCCTGCAGACCCTTTCGGACTCCCGAAGCCCGGCAACGATTCCGCCAACGCGTCTACGGCGCGCTCGCCCCGAAAGGCTACCCCGAAGCTCAAAGAGCACGCGACCTCGGAGTAGAGGGTGTTCCCCGTCACCTGATCGTCGGCTGGCTCGCCGAGCATTTTCGATGCAGCTGGTTCGACATGTCGGACCGGTACGACTCACTCGATTCGTTGATTCGCGAAGAAGCCATGATCGTGATTGAGATTCAGGGCCAGCTCGCAGCTCAGGCGTCCAAACGAGCCGGCACGCCATCAGCCGACTCACCGGACGGCGGCGAGATCGAACTCCCACCCGATTAGCAACGTCCATCTGGCAACCGGGATACAGTCAATGTGCTGTGTCCCGGTTGCTGTTTTCTGCAGAGGTAGCCGGTATGTCGATGGTTTCAGATGTGGTCGCGTCTCTGAGGCTGGTGGGCGTCGATGAACTCAGTGCGCCGCTGGCTGCTGGCGGCGCTTCCCTCCAGGGAGTTGGTGAAAAGGCAACGGCGACTGGTGGCGTAGTTGATAGCGCCTTCAAAACCATGTCGGAATCGGTGCAAACCGTCGCCGCTAAGTTCGACCTGTTTGCTGCTGCGGCTCAAGCGGCGGGTAAGAAGGCCGGTGCCGCGCTGGACTCCTCTGCTGGCATGTCGGCTGGAGCCGCCTCCAAGATCGAAGCGGCCATGACATCAGCCGCCGCTGCAATGGAACGATTCGCGGCGGCAACGGAAGCCGCTGGAGCCAAGGCGTCGAGTTCCCTCGGTCGTGTTTCAGCATCAGCTGCTGGGACCAGCGCCAGAGTCTCGGAGGCAGACAAGCTGATCGAAGAGCGGAACCTGAAGGCCGCCGAGAGCTTCAAACTAATCGGCGACGCCGCGGCTTCGGCAGGCGTGAAAACCGGTGAAGCGGGCGCCATGATGATGAAAGGCCCGCTGGGTCTGGCTCTGGGCGTCGGTCTGGCGGTGGGCGAAACCATCCACATGGCCGACAAGATGGAAACTACTTTCGCGTTGATCCGTGGGAATACAGGAGCCACGACCGGCGAGATTTCCAAGATGCGCGCCGAAACCATGAAGCTCGGCAGCGAAACCCCGGCCAAGCTGGACGATATCGCTAAAGGCTTTGAACGCGCCGCCAACATGGGATTCCATGGAGCGGATGCCATGAAACTGGTATCCGCTTCGGTCAAGGCCGCCGTCGCAACCGGAGCAGATGTGGCTGGTGTGACCAACACCGTAGCGCTGGCCATGTCCAACTTCCACATCCCGGCTCGAAACGCCGCGCTGGCTGTCTCAACACTGCTTGCCGGAGCGCAGAACGCCAATACCCGATTGCCGGACATGGCCGCCCACATGAGCAAGCTTGGGATCATCGCGTCTGGTATTCATATGCCGTTGCAAGACGCTGTAGCCTCCTTTTCGGCGCTAACTCGGGCCACCGGTGACGCGGCACAGGCGCAGACCTTGTGGACCGGAATGACCACCCACATGATCAACGTCACCAAGCCGGCACACGCGGCATTGGTGCAACTAGGCCAAGTTTCAGGCATCGACCTGGTCGGGGCATTTAAAAAGTTCAGCGATGGCGCAATGAGCCAACACGATGTTCTGGCGCTAACACGCAAGGCCCTCGGACTCAACTCGTCTGCCGCAAACAAGCTCCAGGAAGACTACGCCAAATTAGGCGCTGGCACCATGTCTCAGACTGCCTTTATGAAGGAAGCTAACACCGTTTCTCACGGACAAGCGGCGGCCATTATGACCATCTTCGGCGGGCTACGTGGCGGAGTCGGTGCGCTGAACCTGATGACCTCCGGTTGGTCTGGCTACAACGACATCATGAAGAAGACCCATGCCGGGACCACGGCGCTGAACGAAGCGTTCAAGGGCATGATGGAGACCAGCGGCGCGAAGTTCGAGACATTCAAAAATAAGGTCGAGATTGGCGCAATTGCCCTGGGCACGAAGATGCTGCCAGCCGTGGGCGCGGTGCTCGACAAGCTGTCGGCATTCTCTGATTGGGTCGGCTCCAAGGGCGGCGTCATTCAGGGATTCTTCGACAAAATCGGCTCGGTAGTCGGCAAGGTATTCTCGGCGCTGACACCTGGATTTACGCTGCTCAAAAATATGGTGGAAAAGGACTTGGTGGCGGCGTTTGACAAATTCAAACCAGTCATCGCCAATGTCTCCGCAATTTTCGACAGTCTCGGGACAAAAGCAACCTCATTTTCAAAGGGCGGCGGGAAAGATCTATCAGGCGTCTTCCGGGAAATCGGCACAGTCGCAGGCATCGTTATCTCAGCCATCGCTACGCTCGAAGCCGGATTCTATACCTTTGCGACTGCCGTTATCAAGGGTGTGATCCAGAGTAAGGCCCTAGGTGATGTATTCGGCAAGCTGGGTACGGCGCTCCAACCAGTATTCACGGCAATCGGTCAGGTGGTTAATTCTCTCGGATCATTCACCAAATCGACCAATGACGGCGGGAAAAGCGCGACTGATATGGCGGGAATTGTCACCAATCTGCTGGTTGGCGCAATCTCTGTGCTGGCCAAGGTCATCGAGGCCGCTGTGCCCACCATCGTGGCCGCCATCCATGTCATCGGCGACGTTATCAAAGTTGTGGCTGGCATCATCAAGGACCTCGTACCCATCGTGCAAGATACGTGGAAGCTGATTACTGACATATTCCACGGAAACGGTCAAAAGATCGGCGCAGACCTGGGGGCGCTGGGCTCAAAAATCGGCACGCTGTTCACTGATCTCGTCAAGAATCTGGGGCCGCTGGTCAAGGATTTGTGGGCGCTGATTCAAGCCGCCTTCAGCGCCGGGGTGACTCTGGTACTGGCAAAGCTGGGTGATTTCGGGCATGCCTTCGTGGCCTTTGTGGAGGGCCTGCCCTCGCGTCTGGATACTGGTTGGAACGACCTGGCTCAGAAGGGCGTCGATGCGCTAGGCCGACTAGCAACCGCCGGTATGGACAAGCTCAACGAGTACGCCGCGAAAATAACCGGCTGGATTAGTGACCGAGCAGGGGACTTCGGCAATGCCGCTGTTTCCTGGATCGGTGGCTTGCTGGGCGGCCTCGGCTCCCAAATCGGCCATCTATGGTCCTGGTATACCGACGTCACCAATCGCATGACTGGCTGGGTAGCAGACCGTGTCGGGGACATGCTCAAAGGCGGCGCGAACTTCGTTACATCGCTGGTGTCGGGTCTGGTCTCGAAAATCGGCGATATCGCGGGTTGGCTCCTGGCACGAGACGTGGCGCTAGCAACCTGGATCACTACAACCGCTGGGAATATGCTGTCCGGCGGCGCGTCATTCGTGACTAATCTGGTCAGTGGGCTGGCGAACAAAGTCGGTGATTTGTGGGCCTGGTACTTGGAAGCCAACCATCGAATCATCACGTGGATCGAAGACCGAGCTAAGGACATGCTGTCCGGTGGCGAGAGCTTCGTCACCAACATCGTGACCGGTCTGACTAACAAAATCGGCGATCTACTGGGCTGGTTCGGCAATCTCACAGTTAAAATCGGAACCTGGGAGAGGGAGCGCGCGACACAATTCCTCAACGCCGCGCATGATTGGATCGCTTCCATGGTCACCGGGCTAGGCGACAAAATCCAGTCGCTGATATCCGAAGCCTCGAAAATCGCCACGGCCATATTCGACACCATCAAGACCTTCTTCACCAGCCATAACCCGTTTTCGGGGCTAGTTTCACAGGCCAAAGACGCCGTAGGTGCCATTACTGGGTTCCTGGGCGGCATTGGCAACGGCATCAGCGGCGCGCTCGGCGGCGGACATCCTCTGGGCCATGGTGGCGGTAACGGTCCATTCGGGCTATCTGGTGTTACCGGCACTGTGCAATCCGGCGCGGCGGGCGCAGCGGCAGAGGGCGAGGCGAGCCTCCTCGGCGGACGTGCTCCAGCCAATGACCTCGACTATCTGCTGCCGAGTGGCGCAACACAGGGCGTCCAACTGCCCGGCGGCAAAAACGCCGTCTACACCCTCATCAAGAGCTACATCGAAAAGGGCATTGGCGGGATTGAAGAGTGGGCGGGCCCATCTGGCAACCGCTTCGCTTTCCTGCACATGTCACAAGTAGCCCAGACTGGCACGTATCATGGCGGCGATGTCGTCGGCAAAACAGGCTGGCCACAGGACCCAAAATATGGCAACGGGTTAGCTGGGCCGGGCAACTCTCAACTCTGCGTCGTTTACGACTCCTCCGGCAATCCCATGGTCTTGAGCACCTCGCAGCTAGCGGCGGCTCAGACTAGGGGGCACGGCGGCGGCTACGCCAACTATGGACAGCGCAGCGGGGCCGGGCAGTCCGCGCCATTGGGTGGCGAGCACAACCTACCAGGCGCACGAGCGGATTACGCCTTCTCCATGCCTCGAAGTGGCGAGCACTACGCCGGTGGCGTGCAGACCGATTACAACACCGCTCAGCGTAACCAGTACATGGGCGGCTTCATCGGCACGAATACCAGCGCCGGCGCATTAGGCGCGCTGGCCGCCCAGTCTCCTCAGCACAAGTACGGCTCGTTTGGCGCAGCACAGGCGGATACCGGCAATCTCTCTGCAAGCATTGTCAAGCTCACCGGCTCGCTGGATAAGCTCTCGCCAGAAGTCGCCAAGACCATGAAGGCGGCAATCGTCGCTGAAGCCGCCCAGATGCAGGGATACACCAGCAAGTACAACAGCGACTATGCAACTGAGAACAGCCGTCACGTCACGGCGGTAGCCAAAATCTACCACGACAATGCCTCCCAGACTGTCAAGCAGGAGGGCATCTATCACGCTGCCATCGCGGCAAATAACCAAGCCGCAATCACCTCAACGGCCGCGGCGCATGACAAGTTTCTGAAGGCCCAGGGCAAAATCAACGACCGCTTCCAGACCGCCCAGATCAACGAGGGTACGTCCCTGCAAACGGCCCGGACTAATGCGGATCGTGCCCAGACCCAAGCGCTGGCTCGTCTATCTCAGACCGAAGCCACCCGGCAGGCCAATAACAATTCAGCCCTGGCCCGATCCAACGCAGCGGCGAACAGCAAGTTTACACAGGACACGAAAAAAGAGAATGACCGCTACAACGGCATCCTCAAGGATCATGGTTCGGCCACCGATGCCCAGTTGCGTGCCCATACCGCTCGACTGAAGGCTATCACCCAGACCCATAGCGACAAGCTAGCCCATGACCTGGCCCTTCACCCAGTCAAAATGGCCTCTGTCACCGGCTCCCATGTTTCCGCCTTGGGCAGGATTACGCAGGCTCACGCCACTGCCTGGGAGAAGGCCGCCCACGCACATGTGACCTCATTTGACAAAGCGACACGCCAGCATACCCTCCAGATGGGGTACTTGACGCAGGCCCACGTGAAGGACTACGGCGCGGCCAATCAGAAGTTGACTGATGCCAACAACAAATGGCTGACCCAGCACAAGACCAATCTGCAAACCAACCTGGACAAATCGCAGGCGGGCTTTGATAAGCATATCGCCGGGCTGAAGGCTGGCTTGACCGCGCACCTCAACGGGCTGAGTGCCGCCAATGCCGCGCTAGTCGCCAAAATGCGCGAGGCGCTGACCGACCACGCGCTGTGGGACGGGCTGGCCGCGCATGTGTCCAACGTCATCGGGCAGGGGACCAAGGACCTGGCCTATCAGATTCTCAAGGGGACCGCGGACCAGACCCATGCGGTACGTCCTGGCGGCATGAATACCGACGGTGGGACCGGCAACACTATCACCCAGGTAGCCAATAATGCGCCGCTGATGGCGTCCCTGGCCGACTCGATCCGCAAGCAAAAGGCCATGTCCGACGCCATGACCGAAGCCACCGCCCGAGCCGCCGCTGCTGCTGGAGACTTCGGCAAGAGCTTGGCGGCGACCACCGCACTGCTGGCTGGCAAAGTCAACGACGCGTTGAACAAATTCATCTATGATTCGCTCCACCCCAAGGGCGGGCCGGGCGGAAAGGGTGGTGGCACTGGAGCACTTGCCGGCGATTTGGCCGCATACGACGCGTACTATGCCAAGCACCAGGGCAATGCCAACAGAACCACGCAGGCCAAGCTAGGAGCGGACCGTTCGGTGGGCATCTACTCCACCAGTCAGTCCGAACTCTCGAAGACGGATGCAACCGCCGTGGGCGAAGCCTCCGCCAAATTGGCCTACGATTTTCTGCATAACAGCCAAGCGGTCGCGCTGGATACCGCAGACCTCAAAACGAAGACGGCCAAGCAAAAAACTGATACCGAATCGGATACGCAAGCAAGGCTCGTTGGTGATCGCGCTCTGGGCATCTTTGCCACCAGCCTGACCGACCTCGCCTCGAAGACCTCTGGACCGGCAAAAATGGCCATGGACGCCTTTACCTGGGGACTAGTCACTGGAACCGGCGATACCAAGATGCTGGCCGCGACCATGGTATCAACCGCTCAGGCAGACAAGGCGGCTGTCGAGCGAACCACCCAGGCCCACCTCCAGTCTGACCGGCTACTCGGCAACTTCGGCACCAGCCTGGCCGATTCTCAGAAAAAAGTCAGCGAAGCCTACACCATGGCCAGTGACAAGTACCTCTACGATTCGACCCAGGTGGGTGGTGCGACCCAGCAGGATATCTCCGACCTACTCGCATCGAGTCAGGCGCTCAAAGAGCATGCCGCCAGTGTCACCGCCAACGTCGATTCCCAGAACCGAATCACGGGCAGTTACACCTCCAGCGTGGCCACCTTTACCGCTCAAATCAATGGGCCGCTAACGGATGCGAATGCGAAATACGCCTACGACCTGCACAACCATACCGGCGACCTGGTGGCGGATTCATCGGCAATTCGGGATGCCACAGTCGGGGTAACAGCGCTGGGCGAGGAGGCCAGAAAGACC